GCGTATGATGAGCACCGGACTTTTGGACAGTTTTTTGAACCCGCAGCCCCAGAATACTGACCCGGCGGGGCCGATGCATGTGGAGATGCTGCCGATCAGCTACATCATGCCGAACCCAGATAACAAAAAAATCTACATCGTGGGCGATGTGGAGCGGCTGAAAGACGATATCAAGGCCAACGGCGTCCGCCAGCCGCTGGAGGTGATCCGGTGGGCCAATGGCTACAAGCTCATCGGAGGTGAGCGTCGGCTTACAGCCTGTAAGCAACTGGCCGCTGAGGGTGACGAGCGGTTTACCACTGTCCCCTGCATCATCGTGGAAAGCAAGGGCGAGCTGGAGGATAAGATTTCCCTCATCACCGCCAACGCCACGGCCCGGGATTTGACCGACGGCGAGCGCGTGGCCCAGTATGAGGCCCTGAAAGATGCTTTGACCAAGAAAAAGCAGGACGGCAAGCTGGAGGGCAAAGTCCGGGATGAGCTTTGCAGGATTCTGGGTATCAGCACGGGTGCAGCGGCCCGGCTCAACATTGTGGCCAGCACCGAAAACGAGACCATCAAAGAGCGGTTGCGTGATGGAGAGATTGGCTTCATGCAAGCCGTCAAGGATGCTCAGGATTATGCCCGATTTATGGGGCAAGCATCCGAGGACCCTGAGCCGGAAGAGCCGCCAAAAGCAGCGCCTGCGGAAACGTTACCGAAAACTGTGCCGAAATACCCTGAATGGTTACTTGAATCGGCAAAAGAAGTGTGCGAAATCGAGTGGGTGAAGAATGCCCCCGATTTCACAGCAGATGCGCTTATAAAAAGCAAAGGCGATGCTTGCGGGAGAAGCTTAACGCACGGATTTGTTGATTTTGACCGTAACAAGATACGTTTCTGGGGATACAAAAAAGGAGACTACTCGTTTACCTGGGCAAAGTTCGTAAGATTTTGCATCGAAAAAGGCATTGCTCCTGAAAAGCACGCTGCAAAATCTGCTGCAAAACCCGTGGAACCCGCAAAGCCCGCTGCAAATCCGGCAGCACCAGAAGAACCCAAAGGGCACGGCACCCTGTATAAGCTGGCATGTAAGACCCTGCAAGATGATGCACCGTGGGCCATGGGCTGGGAGGATGTGCAATTTCAGCTGGCGTATTATAGCCAGCCTCTCCCCGGCGGGGCCACGCTCTGGAAGCGGGTGGATGAGACCCGGCAGGATGCAGACCAGCCGTGTGAGGACTATGCCATCATCCTACAGGACCACAGCTTCTACACCTGCGGCTGGATTTCGTACTATGCAGGGATGCCCGATATTTTGACCAAGTTTTTTGAGCTGAAGTAAACACCAAGGAGGCCACCACATGAAACCGCGAGAATTCCGACAGCTGCACGCAATCCCCTTTGACATCAAGGCCCGGAAAGAACGCATCCGGCAGTTGGAAGACAAACAGGCCGCGGGGCCTGAGATCGTGGCAGACGTGGTGAAATCCTCTCGCGGGGAGGGCAACGCCTGCATTATGGGCCACGCCACTGTGCGCGGCACCGCAGACGCCGCCTATACCAAGCGGGAAGCCGAGATCAAACGCCTGAAAAAAATCAACGCCGATCTGGAGGCCCGTTATCTGGAGGGCCAGCGCATCGTGGAGACCTGTGACGACTATCTCCTCCGCGCTGCTATCTCGGCCATCTGCATCCTGGGCAAAAAGCCGCAGGAGGTGGCCGTGGAGTGGATGGAACAGGGCCGAGATCTGGACGCCGAAGCCATCCGGAGGCGGGTAGATCGGTGGGTGGAGCAGAATGTGAAATGATTTCCCGGCGGGGCGGAGTTCACCCAAAAGGAAATATCTAAGATTCGCGCAAGGTACAACTTGACGGATGAAGATGAAAGGATGAAGTGATTTGAAAACTGTTCAAGATATTATGCGTCAGAACAATTCACTTGCAAACGTGGAGAGGTTCAACGCTATGCAGAAGTGGGATTACAAGAGGAAAGTAACCCACGCGCAAGAGATGGCGGAAGCCTTTTACAGCTGGGCGCGGGAGCATGGGAAGAATGTTCATCTCTCCGTTGGTGGTTTGGATTCCATCACCCTGCATTACTTCCTTGAAAGTATCGGGTTGCCCGTGACGTGCATTTCCTGCTCTTCCCTTGAGGGGCGCGGCGTACAGGAAGTTCACAAACGGATCGCGCAGGAAATGAGCGCAGAATACAAAGACTGGATGGGTGACGGGGAAACCCCGGCGTTCGTCTTTTTGAAGCCGCTGAAGAACAAAGTACAGGTTTTGCAGGAATGCGGATGGCCTGTTATCAGCAAGGAAAAAGCTGGCAAGATCATGCTGCTGCAAAACCCGACAGAGAAAAACGCAACCGTGCGGCATGCGATCATCACCGGGGAAACCGGCGAATATGGCGGCTGGCAGAAAAACAGCCGGATGAAGCTGCCGCAGAAATGGCTTGAGCTGTTCGGCGGTGCTGATCCAGAGGGTGCGGCACTGGGATATAAGGCCGCACCGTTCAAAGTGTCTGATAGGTGCTGTTACTACCTCAAAGAGAAGCCTTGTTCCGACTGGGCGAAAGAACACAACAGCGTTCCTTACATGGGGCTTATGGCGAGTGAGGGCGGCAGACGTGAAAAAGCCCTCAAGCTGAACGGATGCAATTACTACGGTAAGACTACCACCCGTTCCGCACCGTTCGCAATTTTCAGCCGACAGGATATTTTGCGGCTTGCCCTTGATCTGAACGTGCCCGTTCCCACCGAATATGGCGAAATCGCTATGGACGAAAACGGGCAGTTGTATACTACTAAGGCACAGCGCACAGGTTGTACCATGTGCGGATTTGGTATTCACATTGAGGACCGCCCGCACCGTTTCGATGTTCTTCGTGAAAACAATCCCCGCGAGTGGGAATTTTGGATGAAGAACGTATGCACCGATGAAAACGGTGAGAGATACGGTTGGGGTCGGATTCTTGATTATATCGGCGTGGAATGGGAGTGATCTATGTGAGATGATTCCCCGGCGGGGCGGCTGACTCTGAAAGGCAGAGCAGCCGCTTTTATTTTGTCCGAAATGTCCGGGATTTGTCGTTTTGTCCGGAAATGGTCGATTTGTCCGAAATGTCCGGATTGTCCGAGAATGGTCAAAATGTCCGGAATGTCCGAAAACAGTGTGCTATTATTATGCTGCGGGTTTCGGAGATCAGCTCACCGGAAACCGGAAACATTGCATTTCCCGGCGGGAAGCATAGTGCGGATTCAAGAACTTGCCGCGCTCAATGGGCAAACCCGCGCCGTCCGCTTCAAAGCCCAGCGGCGCATTGAGAAAACAGAATCATACAACCCGGCGGGTGCCAACAATGGACACCCGCTATTTACATGCCGCCATAGCTCAATGGAAGAGCGCCGTCTTTCTAAGGCGGGCCATCGCTGGTGACACCTCAAAAATATCACTGTGCATTTCACCACTGCATAAATCCATTTTGAGGGTGCTGGTTCGAGTCCAGCTGGCGGCTGACGTGATTTTAGAGTGTCCACAGTGGACACCTTTGGAGAGGAGGCCTGCAAATGTTTGAGCGCTTGAAAGAACTGATCTGCGACATGGCAAAGTTTTTGACGCGCCTCGGCGCTGGCCTTATCCTCTCGGCCTTACCGATCGGCAACAAAGAAAGCCACTTTGTGCGCCATGCGCGGCGTTTCGGTTTCCGTGCAGACCACACAAAACGCGAGCCTCGGGCAGAGATCGGAGGCCGTGGCTGTATCCAAGGAGCACGGCCTGCTATCCGTGCGGATTAACTGCTTCTGATACAATACGATTAAAAACCAGCTTTTTGCAGGATGACTCCATGCAGCAAAGCTGGTTTTTCTTATGCCGCTTTAGCTCAGTCGGCCAGAGCATCCGGCTCATAACCGGACGTGTGCAGGTTCGAGCCCTGCAAGCGGCACCAAAACGCCAGAAGAAAGGAGGCTGCCCCATGGAGCTGTACAACGGCGATTGCCTGGAAGTGATGAAAAGCATTCCGGATGATAGTGTGGACATGGTACTGACAGATTTACCGTATGGCACCACCCGAAACGCCTGGGATTCTATCATCTCTTTTGAGCCGCTGTGGGCACAGCTCAAGCGGGTGACCAAACGCGGCGGGGCGATCGCACTCCATGCGGATATGCCGTTTGCCGCAAAGCTTGTCTGCTCCAATCTTCCATGGTACAGGTACGAGCTCATCTGGGAAAAGCCCTTGGGCTCTGACTTCCTCAACGCAAACCGGAAGCCCTTAAAAAATCATGAGAGCATCCAGATATTCAGTGAATGCCAGACGAAGACTTACAATCCACAATTCACGTTTGGTTCGCCGTATGTAAGGACAAGAACCAGCAAAAGCTTAAATTACGGCGAGTGCGGAAGCGTATGCACCACGATCAGCGAGGGGGGGCGACATCCCAAAACGGTGTTGCATTTTGCCGCAGACCGGGAAAAGATTCACCCCACGCAAAAGCCCGTGGCGCTGGAAGCGTGGCTTATCCGCACCTACACAAATCCGGGCGAGACTGTGCTGGACTGTTGCATGGGCAGCGGCTCCACGGGTGTGGCCTGCATCCATGAGGGGCGGGAGTTCATCGGCATTGAAAAAGATGCAGAGTATTTCCGCATTGCAAAGATGAGACTGGAACAGGAGCAGGAAGCTTGGCAGCAGCTGAGTTTGTTATGACCGCACAGCGGTGTCCACTGTGGACACCGGCCTTTCTTTCATACCGGGGGTGTGTTTTATAACCCCGGGGGTGTTTTATAACCTGCCCCCTCTTGAGACAGGCCGCCCCACGAAAAGGCCCCGGGGTTGGAGGTGAACAAGCCACATGACAAACCCACGATATGCAAACGGCACGCTGCGGCGGAAGAATCGGGCACGGCTGAAAGCAATGGGCGGCGAATGCGCCATCTGTCATGGACGCTTCGGCCCGATTCACTATGATGAACCCTCAGACTCAGCTCATCCGCTGTCGTTTGTGGTTGATGAGATCAAGCCTGTTTCAAGATGGAAACAATTTGGCTATTCGTCAGCCCGTGCAGCGGCAGAAGACTGGAACAATCTCCAGCCCGCGCATTATTTTTGCAACGCCCAAAAGGGAAATAAAATTGCGCCACAGAATCCGCCAAAAATCCGCAAAACGCCAAAAATAAGCGACGGAAATTGGTAGAGTTTGGCAGTGGGGAGGGCTCCCCTCCCCGTGCCCTCGGCTACTCCCGCTGTACCAGCGCCGATTTACACACAGGGAAATTTTGAAAGGGGCTAGAGCATGGCAAAAATGAAAGCAGTCACGGCGAACGGCTCCCGGCTAAAACAGCTGCAAAGCCTTGCCAGCGTCCTTGCTGCTGGCATCGACTCCTGCAAGGATTGCCGGGCGCTGCCCGCTTTGACAAAGCAATATCGGGAGACCATTCGAGAGATTGAAGAAATTCAGGGAGTGCAAGACGATGGCGACGAGATCAGCAAGATCCTCACGGAAAGAGAAGATAGTGGGAAGCCAGGAGCCGTGCGAAAGAATCGCCCCGTCATATCAGTCGTCTGATGGTATGGATGCCGTCCGCATTCTTCGTGCGGGCGGCATTATTTTAGACCCTTGGCAAAGCGACGTTCTGGATGACTGGATGGGGCGCACGGCTTCCGGCAAGTGGTCCGCTCCCTCCTGCGGAGGGTCTGTGCCCCGGCAGAACGGAAAAAGCCTGCTTGTGCAGGGCCGCGCGGGTGCCGGAATGCTCATGCTCAACGAGACGGTCATCTATACCGCCCACCTCCAAAAAACGGCCACGGAGACCTTTGAAGAAATGCGGGACTTTTTCGAGAGTCCGAAACTCCGCAAGCATGTGGCCGAGATCAAGACCGCCCTGGGCCGTGAGCAGATCATCCTAAAGACCGGGGCCCGCATCAAATTTCTGGCCCGAACCCGCAACGGCGGACGAGGCCAGCATGGAGACCTGCTTATTTTTGACGAGGCTCAGGAGCTGGATGAAGCGGCTCAGGGTTCTTTCCTCCCTGCCATTTCGGCCAGCCTTAACCCGCAAACGGTTTATGTCGGCACGCCTCCCGGCCCGGATGCTGTGGGTACGGTTTTCCGCAACCTGCGGCAGCGGGCGCTGGACGGAGAGACACAAAAAGCGGCTTGGTTTGAGTTTTCGGTGCCAGAGATCGGCGACGTGAAAGACCCCAAGCGCTGGGCCGCCACCAATCCGGCTTTGGGCCGTCGCATCCAGCTCTCGACCATCGAGGGCGAAGCCGAACAGATGGACCCGGACACCTTTGCCCGGGAACGTCTCGGGTGGTGGAGCCCTATTGCTGCCGAGCACCTCGATTATGCCATCGACCATAAAGCGTGGGCCAAGTGCGCCAGCGATGAACTGAAGCCAGAGGGGAAAACCGCCTACGGCGTCAAATTCGCGCCGGACGGCAGCTGTGCATGCTTGTGCGGCGCGGTCATCCCGAAAGAGGGCCCGGCCCGTGTATCGCTGATCGAGATGCAGCCGTCCGGCCACGGCTTGACCTGGCTGGCCGACTGGCTGAACGGGCGGTACGGAAAGGCCAGCTGTGTGGTGATCGATGGCCGGAACGGCGTTGACGTCCTGGTTGACCGCATCAAAGATACTTGGCGGGCAAAGCTGTCCATCATTCGTCCCTCTTCCCGTGAGGTAATTGCAGCGACAAGCGTTTTTACAAGCTGCATTGATGAGGGCGGGCTGACCTGGTACCGCCCTCAGACCGTTCTGAACGAAAGTGCCATGACGGCGACCAAGCGCCCCATTGCGGGCGGCTTTGGTCTGGGCGGAGACAACAGCCTCCCGGTGGAAGCCTGTGCGCTTGCACTTTGGGGAGCTAAAACCTGTAAACGTGACCCGACGCGCGAAATGCGCATCGGCTGAAAGGAAAAAACATGACAAATTTGCAATTCGGCCATGTGAACGGCCTAACGGCCACTGAACAGGCAAACCTTCTTGCGCTAGCCAATGTTCTTGACTATCACCAGGACCGGAATGCGACGAAAGATAAGTACTACGAAGGGCATATCACTCTGAACGATGTCAATCTTGGCATCGCACTGCCCGAGGATTTAAAGAAGCTGGATGTTGGGTGCAACTGGGGACAAAAGGCTGTTGATATTCTGGCGGCGCGCAGTATGTTCGACGGTTTTGTCGGCAGCGGCGGGAACATCGACGGGCTTTTCCGAATTGTTGAAAACAACCGCCTTGTGGCCGAGTACGCAAAAGCTTGCCGGGATGAGCTTAAATATGGCTGTGTTTTCGCCACCTTGTCTGCGGACGACGCCATGGGGTGCAAAATTCGTTTCCACTCTCCCGGCTTTGCCTCGGCACTTTGGAACGGAAAGAAAGGACGCATCGACTGCGGCCTTGCCATCATGGACACAGTAAAGGACGAATCCAACAAGGACAAATGGATCCCGGCCACTGTGAATCTGTACACAGACACAGCCATTATCGTGTTGACTCGCACGGGCAGCCAGTGGAGCGCAAAGCGGCACACGCACAGGATGGGCCGCCCGTTGATGGAGCCGATGATCTGGAACGCCACCAGCGACAAACCTTTTGGGCGCAGCCGCCTTAAAAAAGCCATTCGTGCCCTGATTGACGACTATGTGCGCACCGTAGCAAACGCTACCATTGCGCTGGAGTTTGATACCACCCCCCAAAAATACATTTTGGGCGTGACAGATAAGCAATTCGATGCCATTACATCGGATAAATTCAAGCAGTATATGGGCTCTATCCTCACTGCAACGGCCAACCCGGAAACCGGGGAAAACCCCGTCTTTGGCCAGCTTGCTCAGGGAAGTTTGACCCCTCATGTGGAAAAGATGAGGATGACGGCCACACAGTTTGCGGCAGCCACAGGTCTAACCATCACCGACGTGGGCGTGATAAATGATGCAAACCCCACCAGCAGTGACGCCATTCTGGCCCAGAGCCAGACTCTGGTGCTGATGGCACAGCAGCTGAACACCAGCAACGGCGACGCTCTGCGGACCATCGCCTGCATGGCGCAGGCTATTGCCCGAAACGTGACGCTGGAAGAGCTGACCGATGAAGAGCGTAGCATCATGGCCCATTTCAAAAATCCGGCCATGCCCAGCGTGGCCGTCACGGCAGATGCAGCTATCAAAATTGCATCTGCACGGCAGGAGTTTGCCGCAACCGATGTCTTCCTGGAAATGCTTGGATTTGACCAGGCTGATATCCGGCGCATCAAAGCACAGGAGCAACGGGTGCGCGGCCAGCAGGTGCTGATGGAGGAAGAAAATGAGAGTGTCAGCGAAGTCGTGGAGTGAGTACGTTGAACGGCTCTCCAGACTGAACCAAAAGGCCGGAAAGCTCATGAAAGAGTACATTGAACGCCACGGAATGGAAGACACTGACGCACTGATCGCCTATGCGAACGCTTTAGTCACAAAGTACGGCGAGGGCAGCGCGGAGCTTGCGGCCCAGATGTACGACGCCATGGCCGCAGCGGAGGGCGCTTCTGTCCCTGCTGCCGTGCCTGCCGCCACCGCCAGCTACAGCGAAGTAGCCCAGATGGTGACAGCCACCCAAAACAGCCCGCCTCTGATGCAGGGCGGTGTCAGCCGTCTTGTAAAGCAGGCCGGGGCCGATACCACGCTCCAGAACGCCCAGAGAGATGGTGCGGAATGGGCCTGGATTCCTCATGGAGATACTTGTGCGTTCTGTATCACTCTGGCTTCCAGAGGATGGCAGAGGGCCACAGCAAAAGCGCTCAGAGGCGGCCACGCACAGCACATCCATGCCCATTGCGATTGTGAGTATGCTGTGCGGTTTCGCCGCAGCACTACCGTGGCCGGGTATGACCCGGAAGAATACCTCAAGCGGTACCGGGATTCAGGCAGCAACATCAACGCCTTGCGCCGGGAGCGCTATGCAGAAAACAAAGAGTTCATCAATGCCCAAAAACGGGCAGCCTATGCAGCCAGAACCGAAAAAGATACCAAAGAGCAGAGCTGATTTTCAGCTCTGCCTTTTTCATGCCAGCTTTGCCCGCATGAGGACGAAACTGGCTCCATAGCGGAGGGCGGCGCGTACCCCGCCTGAAAAATTGCCTGACCATTGCGGAGTGAGAACCGCGTGACCAAACTGGAGCTTCAGGCTGCAATTTCACAATTTGAAAGGAGTTTCCATCATGAAACGTGAAGACGTGAAGAACAAGATCCCCGGCATTACTGAGGAGCAGCTGAACTGGCTGATGAGCGAGAACGGCAACGACATCAACCGTGAAAAGACCGCTGCTGCCCAGTACAAGACACAGCTGGAAAACGCTCAGGCTCAGCTGAAGATTGCTCAGGACGGCCTTGCCAAGTTTGACGGCAAAAAGACCCCGGAAGAGTACGAAGCCGAGATGACTAAGCTCCAGAACGATATGAAAGCCCAGTCCGATGGCTTTGAGTTTGATACCGCTCTGAACGCTGCAATTTTCGGCAAGAAAGGCCGCAGCGTGAAAGCTGTCCGTGCCCTGCTGGACCTGGATGCACTCAAAGGCTCCAAGGACCGCTCCACCGACATTGCCAAAGCTCTGGATGAGGCCGTAAAAGCAAATCCGTGGGCCTTTGGCGACGCTCAGGGTGCCGGGTATCCCAATGTGGACGATGGCGGAGACCCCTCTCACAAGGTAACTGGTTCCACCAGTGAGCAATTCACTGACTGGTTCAACAAGGTCACTCACAACAACTAAAGGAGTTTTTTATTATGGCTGTTGACATCAACCGCACCACGTCCATTTCCCTGCCCGGCGAAGTTTCCAGCGAAATTCTTCAGAAGACGCAGGAAAGCTCGGCCATCATGATGCTGGCCCGCCAGATCAAGCTGCCGGGTCTCGGCGTTACCATCCCCGTCATCACTGGCGACCCCGAGGCCGCATGGGTGAATGAGACCGACAAGAAGCCCGTCAAGCGTGGCACCATGACCACGAAGCAGATGACCCCGTACACCCTGGCGGTCATCGTGCCTTTTTCCAACCAGTTCAAGCGCGACATCCCCAACCTGTACGAAGAGCTGAAGAAGCGCCTGCCTCTGGCACTGGCCAAAAAGTTTGACGCCACCGTTTTTGGCGCTGTGGACGCCCCCGGCTCCAACTTTGACACCCTGAAAAATATCACGGCTCAGGAGATCGGCACCAACGCCTACAAGGGCCTTGTGGATGCAGACGCAGACATTGCGGACCATGACGGCATCCTGAACGGCTTTGTGCTCTCTCCCAAGGGCAAATCCGTCCTGCTGAGTGCTGTGGACAGCAACAAGCGCCCGCTGTTCATCAACAACGTGGCCGAGGGCGCCGTCCCCATGATCTTGGGCGCACGCACCTACCAGAGCAAGGCGGCCTATATCGAAGACGCTACCGCCGCCAAAAAGCACGTCGTTGGCTTTGCGGGTGACTGGACTCAGGCCATGTATGGCACCGTGGAGGGTGTGCAGATTTCGATTTCCGATCAGGCCACCCTGACCGATGGCAGCACTACCATCAATCTTTTCCAGCAGAACATGTTTGCCATCCGCGCTGAGATCGAAGTTGGTTTCCGCTGTGATACCAGCGTTTTCAATAAGCTGACCAAGACCGAAGCCTAAGAGACCGGGGTGTATGTATGAGCTACGCAACCACACAGGACGTTGAAGCAGGATTCCGCACCCTTTCCGAGGATGAGCAGGCCAAATGCACCGCCCTGCTGGAGGAAGCGGCCCTCATCATCGACTCCTATAACAAGGATGCCCAGGAAGACGCCAAAAAGGTGGTCTCCTGCCGGATGGTGCGCCGCCAGCTGTACGACGGCGATTCAGGCGGCGTCACCTACCCCATGGGGGCCACGCAGGGCACCGCATCGGCTATGGGCTACTCCCAGTCCTGGACGATGGGCGGCGGCTCCTCCGGCGAGCTGTATCTCTCCAAGCTGGAAAAGAAGCTGCTGGGAGTCGGTGACAGAATCGGCTCCCGCAGCCCTCTGGAGGCCCTGTGCAATGATTAAAGGCATCGACGTCATTCTTTATGTCAAAACCAAAACAGGCGAAAATGAGGCCCGAGAGCCGCTCTACAGCGAAACGGCAGAAACTGTCCACAATGTGCTTGTGGGAGAGCCATCCACAGAGGACGTGGTTTCCGAGCTTCAGCTGAACGGCCATCACCTGGCCTATGTGCTGGCCCTGCCCAAGGGAGACGCCCACGACTGGGACAATGTCCGGGTCTCTTTCTTCGGGCAGGATTTCCGCACCTACGGAGCCTCCACACAGGGCATTGAGGAAATGATTCCACTCTGCTGGAACAAGAAAGTAAAGGTGGAGCGGTATGAGTAACGTCAAGATCAAGCTGAACAGCGCGGGCGTGCGCAAGCTGCTGCGGAGCCCGGAGATGAGGAACGGCCTGTCTGAAATCGCCTTTTCCGCTCAGGCAAAGCTTGGCGACGGCTATGAGGCTACCTACTACACCGAGCAGACCCGTGCGGTGGCCGAGATCGCCGCCGTTTCCCCGAAAGCCATCCAAGAAAACAGCGACACCAACTCTATTTTAAAGGCACTCAAATGATCGAACGAATTTTGCAGGATCATCTGAGCCGAAACGCATACCCCTGCTATCTGTCCATGCCGGAGCACCCCTCCGGCAGTTTTTGTATCATCCAGAAAACGGGCTCCAACTTGAGAGACGGCCTTTTCTCTGCCACGTTGGCGGTGCAGTCCTACGGAAAGACCAAGCTGGAAACCGCCCAGATGAATCACAAAATCGTGCAGACGATGCTGGAGGCAGTCACGCTGCCGCAGATTTCGGCCTGTGATCTGAACACCGATTACGATTTCCCGGATACCACCCGAAAACTGCCCCGCTATCAGGCGATTTTCGACGTGACCTACTACGACGACTAGAAAGGAGCTTTTTTATATGGCAAACGCAAAAAATGTAACCGCTGCAAAGCCCAAAGTGGGCGGCGCGGTTTTCCGCGCGCCCCTGGGCACCACTCTGCCCACGGACGCCACCACGGAGCTGAATACGGCTTTTAAATCGCTGGGCTACATCTCCCAGGATGGCCTTGTGAACTCCAACAGCCCCTCCAATACCAGTGAATCCGCATGGGGCGGTGATACCGTGCTGAATACTCAGGGCGAAAAGGCCGATACTTTCAAATTCACCCTGATCGAGGCCACCGACGTGGAAGTCCTCAAGGCCGTGTATGGTGACGATAACGTCAGCGGCACGCTTGAAGCTGGAATTTCTGTCCAGTCCAATGCCGAGGAAAACGTCCCGTGCAGCTGGGTGGTGGAAATGCTGCTAAAAAACAACACCAAAAAGCGCATCGTCGTCCCCAACGCTGCCGTGACGGAAGTGGGCGATATCACCTATGCGGACAATACCGCGGTAGGCTATGAGACCACGATCTCCGCCGTGCCGGACGAAAAGGGCCAGAGCCACTATGAGTATATCATCGCATCCGCCGCGGGCAAAAATGCGGCTGAGAGCAAAGGAGAGTAAGCATGATTGCAAAGCTGAATGACGGTTTTGAGCTGGACATTGATGAGACCGCTCTGGATGATATGGAGCTTCTGGAGGATTTCGCTGCCATGAACGACGGCGACGCCTACGCCATGCCTGCGGCTGTGAAACGGCTGCTGGGCAAAGAAAACAAAAAGAAGCTGTATGACCATCTGCGGGACGCATCTGGCCGCGTGTCCACCACTGCTGTGGGCAACGCAATTTTTGAGCTGATGCAGTCCGTGAAAGAGGGAAAAAACTCCTCTGCCTCGCCGACCTGATCGCATCGGATGAGGAAGCTTTGATTTGCGATTTTGCCCAGTATTACCATGTTCTGGGCTGGCGGAGCATCCCGGTGCGCCTTGCGGCCACGCTGGCCGCAGGGCTTCCACCGGAGAGCCGCAGCAAGATGCACCTTGCCGGGCAGGAGATCCCGCTGGAAACACAGATCCGCGCGGCGATCCTGGACAACCTGCGGCACATCGACTGGGTGCTCTGCGGAGGCCAGGGCAAAGGCCCGGATTCCCTGCTGGATGCCCTGCGAGGTGAAACCGCAGACGAAGACGGCGGGCTGGTGCAGAGCTTTGACAGCCCGGAAGAATACGAGGCCGCCATGCGTGCGGCGGAGGGAGGTGTAAAAGATGGCAAACGGGATTGAGCTTGCAAAAGCCTATGTGCAGATCATCCCCTCGGCAGAGGGCATCAAGAGCAAGATCACCGAAGAGATGGGCGGAGACATCTCCCAGGCCGGAGTTGACCTCGGAAAAGTCTTTGGCGGGAAAATTGCCAGCACGCTCAAAAAGGTGCTGGGTGCCGCAGCCATCGGCAAGACGATTGCCGCCTCCGTCAACGCGGGCGGTGCGCTGGAGCAGAGCCTTGGCGGCATCGAAACGCTTTTCAAAGACAGCGCTGGCATCGTGCAGCAGAACGCGGCACAGGCCTACAAAACAGCCGGCCTGAGCGCCAACGACTACATGGAGCAGACCACCAGCTTTGCGGCCAGCCTGCTGTCCAGCCTGGGCAACAACACCAAGGCGGCGGCCATTGTGGCCGATATGGCCATGACCGACATGGCCGACAACGCCAACAAAATGGGCACCGATATGGCGGCCATCCAGAACGCCTACCAGGGCTTTGCCAAGCAGAATTACACCATGCTGGACAACTTGAAGCTGGGCTACGGCGGCACTCAGGCCGAAATGGCCCGTTTGCTGGCGGACGCTTCCAAGCTCTCCGGCCAAAAGTACGAGCTGGGCAACCTGGCCGACATGTACAACGCCATCCACGTCATCCAGCAAGAGCTGGACATCACGGGCACCACGGCCAAGGAAGCTGCCACGACCCTGTCGGGCTCGTTCTCTGCCATGGGCGCGGCGTTCCAGAACGTGCTGGGCCAGCTGGCCACGGGCGGAGAGCTGACCTCTTCGCTCCAGGCGCTGACCGAGACAGCCCGCACCTATCTTCTGGACAACCTGCTCCCGGCTGTCGGGAACGTCGTGGCGGGCATCCCGCAGGTCATTGCAACGCTGGCTCCCAATATCCTGCAAAGCGGCACCGAGCTGATGCAGTCTCTGGCGTCCGGCTTTACGGAGGGGATCCCCGCTTTTCTGGCATCTGCCCTGCCGCAGGTGCTCCAATTCACCGAGGAGCTGCTGGCCAATTTTGGGCAGTTCGTCTCTGCCGGAATCGACCTCATCCTCAACCTGGCAAACGGCATTGTAGAGGGCCTGCCTGAGCTTTTTTCGTACATCCCCGACATCGTGACCAATATTGCCGGACTCATCAACGACAATGCCCCCAAGCTGCTTGCAGGGGGCGTTGCTCTTGTGGTGCAGCTTGGACGCGGCATTTTGAACAGCATCCCTCTGATCGTCCAGAATTTCGTAAAAATCGTTGAAGCCATCCTTTCGGTGGTCTCTGCCGTTAACTGGGTCAACCTTGGCGCAAATATTTTGCAGGGCTTTGCGAACGGAATCAAGAGCATGGCAAGCGCTGTTACAAATGCTTTTAAAGATGGCATTGCTGGCGGCTTGAATTGGCTGAAAACGCTGCCCTCTCAGATGGTGCAGTGGGGCAAAAGCTTGCTTCAAAGCTTTATCAACGGCCTGACTGGCAAGGGCGGCGCGGCCATGCTTGCCACGGCGGGTGCAACCGTCGTCAAAACGGCCAACAGAACCGTTAAAGTGCCTCATATCACAGCAGCCGATGAGGGGATTGCGAATAAAAATGAGTACAACTCCATGATTTTGGCTAATCTGTCCGCTGCGAACAACGCAAAAATTCTGGCGGATGCCGCCAATGCATCCGGGGCAGCGACTCAAGCTGCATCTACTGCGGCCAAGAAAACCGCACAGGACACCCAAAAAATCACGAGTGCCCTCAAGGACACCACAGCCGAGTTGAACAAAGAAGTTGAAAATGTGGCCTCTTCTGTGACCGAAATGCAGAGCCGCATTGATAAGGCTTTGAGCCAGGCGAAAAGCGAGTGGTCCGACGGCATTTTCGGGCTTTTCCGGGGCATCGTGTCGGATATCAAAAGCAAAGACTGGAGCGGCCTTGCGCTGGACTTTGCAAAACTGCTTTGGGGCCAGGTGGATCAGGGCCAGCGGGAGATCATCGCCCAATGGGCGGCCAATGCATTGAGCGCCGTCAATGACGCCTATGCTGGCGGCGGCCTGAGTGCGGCGGCTTCCTCGATCAAGGCTATTTTCTCGGATGGTATCGCAGCCGGAGCCACGGAGGCCGGGACCGCGGTGCAGAGCTTCTCCACGATCCTGGAGGGGCTGAATGCATCCGGCGGCGTGGGCAGTGCTCTTTCCGGCATCGCTTCCAGCTTTTCTGGCATGGCCTCCAGCGTCATCTACAGCCTGTCCGGCATCGTCTCGCTGGTGATGGGCAATCCCATCCTTGCGGCCATTCTGGGCATCACGGCGCTGGCGGGCGGCATTGCACTGGGCTCTTTCCTTAAGAAGAAAAACTCTTTTGCAACTTCCGTGACCGGAAGCTCTACCGGGTACAGAGACCTGCAAGAGGCATTCTGGCCGGGAGACCGGAAGGCGGCTGCGGGCTATGATGCCCTCTCTTCCCCCTACGGACTCAGTGCAAGAGCATCCGGGGCTCAGGTCACGACCTACCAGCAGAAAATGCAGGCATCTGTAGACGCCCTGTATAACGTGGTGCGGCAGTCCCTGCCGCAGGCGGGAAACCAGACGATCCAGCTCGACAACGGCGTTCTCGTGGGCGCTTTGGTGCCCTCCATTGATACAGAGCTGGGCCGCAGGGCTACACGTGCGGGGAGGGGTGGCTAAATCGTGATACGAGGTGCACAGATCGGAAGTATCCATACTTTCAAGGATTTTGGGCTGGCGCTCAAAGTCGGCAGTCCTACAATTTCAGGAGCCGAGCCGGATAACCGGCTCATCACAGTGCCCGGCTCTGATACCATACTCGACCTGTCAAAAGCTCTTGACGGAAAAGTGCACTATAAGCAGCGAACCATCAAAATGGATCTGCTGTGCAAGGCACCCCAAAAGCAGTGGCCTGTCATCCAGAGTAAGCTGGAAAATAATCTGCAGGGCCAGTGGCTCAAGTGCATCTTTGATGAAGACCCCTCATGGTACTGGCTTGGCATCTGGCAGGTAGACGTGGGCGAACGCGGGCGCAACTCCATCACTTACACCATCACCGGCACCTGCAACCCGCACAAGATCAGCCTGACCGCAGAAGCGGGGGCAGACTGGCTGTGGGACCCGTTCAATTTCGAGACAGATACCATCTATACCACCCCAACGAAAGTGAAGAGCTTATGAGCTATAAAGTCTATGCCGGGACTCAGACGGCAATTGATACATGGAGCGAAAAGGTCTGTATCTATGACCCGGGTTCCGAGGATGACACCAAAATCCTGCTGGATCCGGTGCTCACGCGGGAAGACAACAAAGCGGGCAGCTTTGAGGCTACCGTTCCGCTGGGCAATGTCGCTCATTCTGCTTTGCAGAAGCTGAAAGCCATCGTGGAAGTAGAGCAGGACGGCGAAACGCTCTGGCAGGGGCGCGTCATGAGCCACGACATGGACTTTTATCTCAATCAGAAAATCTACTGTGAGGGAGAGCTGGCGTACCTCAACGACAGCTCTATGATCCCGTACAAGTACGAGTGGATCACCATTTCGGAGTTTCTTGGCAAAGTGCTGGACAGCCACAACAGCCAGACGGAGGGCTACAAGGCCTTTTACCGTGGCACCGTGGACGCGGGCGGCTATCAGATGGTGCTCTATGCCACAGGCTGCACCGTCCAGAGCCACAAAGACGAGGACGATGACGGCAATGTAGACCGCTGGTATAGCTACCACGACCAGAGCGGCAGAATACTGGCTTCGATCAATGATAACCAGTCCAACTGGAATGATAACCCGTCCAACTGGAAAGTGGGCTCCACCCACTACGTCGGCGGCAAGGATTATGTATGGGGCCAAGCTCAGGATGCCGCAACGGCCATTACAAAAACGTCCGACACTCTGTATACCGTCAGCGCGGGCGTCGTATACAGTGATAGCTCAAAAAAGACCTATGTGGCCAATATCAAAGTGGTCACGTCCGGCAGCACAAAGCGGGCCTTGTTTGAGCCAACCGACACGGAAAGCGACACCTATACCGTAAATGTTGCGGCTGATGGTAGCGTGACCGTGACCATCAAAGCCCAAAATGTTGTAACCGGGGCAACGACCACCACCACCGGCGTGGGCTATGTGCTGAAAAAAGAGTACAACCTGTATACCTTTGGCGACGGCAAAAATTTTGGCGTTACCTGGGATATCCTGCAGTCTGAACTCACGGACACCTACGGCGGGCATTTTATCGTGCGGAGAGAGAAGCACCCATACTGGATAAATGGAGAAACTCATTACATCACCCTGCGGCATCTGGATTATGTGTCCAATGTCACCGAAAAAACCGGGCAAAAAATCGAGTTTGGCGAGAATCTTCTGGATCTGGACAGCTATGTCAAGGCAGAAAACATCGTCACCCGCGTCATCGCGGTGGGCTACCGGACAAGCGGCTTCTGGGTGTGGAAGAGCACCAAGACCCTCACGGCCACGGCCAACGACTACGCCGCCCAGAAGTACTATGGCATCATCACACGGGTTATCGTGATCGAGGGCACATCCTCTACCACAGAGACCCTTTTGAAAGCGGCTCAGAAAGAGCTTGCAAAAAATCTGCGGTATCTGGATGGCATGACCATCTCTGCCGTAGATCTGAAAGACGCGGGAGTGGATACCGAGCGCCTGCAGTTTATGAAGAACGCAGACATCATCTCCGAGCCACACGGCGTGCATACGTCTCTGACCTGCACCAAGCTTGTGGAGCCGCTGGATAAGCCGGACGAGAAGAAATTTACCTTTGGGATTGACTTCTCTTCCATCTCTGACCTGCAGGCCCTCAGCGCCCGCAAAGCCACCAACGCTTTTGATATGGCGCACTCCGCCGTCATGAGCTTTAACGACTCTACTCCCGCCAGCCTGAGCTTGGACGAAGAGGAAGATTTGAAGTAAGGAGAAAAATTATGGCGAAATCTTTTACTGAGATCGTAAGTCAGATGACAGAATCCATCAAGGGCGTCCGAGAGGCTGTGCTCGGCAAAGAGGTACGGGAGCATATCGCCTCCGGTATGGAAAGTGAGCTGGATATCTATAAGAAGCTCAATGATGTTGTGACCTCTGTAAAAGAGGAAATCATTAGCACCATCGACCCCACCCTCACCCTCTCCGGCAAGGCCGCTGACGCCAAAGCTACAGGTGCAGCGGTGGACAAGCTGGAGGACAAAAAGGCGGACAAAACTGACCTCGACACCGAGCGCAAGCGCATTGACGTGCTCAATGATGGTGGGCTCAACCTCAAAGATGAGGTGATTGATACCAGCATCAAGGAGTGGCTGACGGAGCACCCGGAAGCGACCACGACGGTGCAGGATGGAAGCTTAACCTTGAAAAAATTTCAAAAAGGCGCAATTCCGTACATAACGCTATCACAGCTTGGCGCTGTAAGTGGCGGAGATATATCCGACATTTTGATAAATGCGATTGAAAATCACAAAGATAAAATCATTGTGATTGATGGCGTATATAGATGCTATAAAGATATAACAATTTCCGTAGGTGGATGGCATATATATGCACTTCCAGGATCAAGAATTATTACATCAAATACTTTAACAATTTATAACTGCTCTATCATACGGATGGACAACGTAGAGTGGAGAGATGAAGCAGCTATAAGTGGAAAAGCGGGGCTTATCCTAGAAACGACGGTATCTAATGCGATTTTCAATCGGTGTACTTTTAGAGGCTTTAAAACAGCTTGTGAAATTCATGATGTTGCATATGTAATTTTCAATGACTGCAATTTTGTAGCTGGAAAAGAATCTGATACGCTTGTAAAAATAACAGATTATTTTTCGGAGCTAAGTAAATTTAATCGGTGCAATTTTGAAGGAGGATATACTGATGCGTCCTCTTGTGCCGTAGGGATAGAAATTCAAGCTGGAGTATGGTTCGAATTCAACTCATGCGACATTACAAACTGCGAAACGCTTTTAAAAATAAATGATAAATCGGCAAATACGCGAAATTTGAGATTTACGAATTGTACGTTAGACCATTATGTAACGGCGGTTATGCATGGTGATCGTCAAATTGCAAGCTTACTTTTTGATAAATGCATTTTTCAAGGAAATGGCGGAAAGTATACACCACTTTACCTTTTCAAAGGCGCAAAAGGACGCATAAGCGTCAAAGATTGCTACGAGACTACGACCGCAGACAGCTACTGCTTTATAAGTGTAGATGGCTCAGCTATATTAACGGGAAATTTTCTGGAGTTTAATACTTTTTATAGTGCGACAACTGAAAATGTTAAAAATAATCAAAGAGCATATATAGACGTAGTACTTTCAAATCCGTACTCAACAACAACTTTTTTAAAGACGAGTTCTGGATATCAACAGATCAACACCGTAGGATTTTTCCGCCCGCAGCTTATATCTAGCACAAACGCTGAAGCATACAAAGCTATCCCATACTGCGAAAAAAACACAGATAAGACATGCAGAATTTATTTTGGAATAAATACAGACGGAAATGAATATCTATACAACTATGTTCTTTCGAGAGTATGGTAAAGGAAAAAACAAAAAAAGGACGTGACCACATGAACCTCCTGACTTTTCTCTCCTGCCTCTTTTCCGCCCTTGCCCACGCAAAGGAAGCGGCAGACAACTCCACCGCAGAGCCTGCCCCCGTGTCCACTGTGGACACCCAGAGCGCCGCTCCTCCCGGCTGGGAGGGCGCACCACCCTACCGCTACATCGACGTGAGCCGGTATCAGGGCAAAATCACCCTCGACAGCTGGCGCAAGGTCAAAGCGGCTGGTTACAAGGGCGTCATGCTCAAGACGGTCTCCACGAATCCGAAGATGAGCAAACGCAAGGACGGCCTGTACATCGACCCCACCTTTGAGAGCAACTACCGCGGCGCCAAAGCTGCCGGGCTGGACGTGGGCGTCTATTACTACACCTACGCCACCAGCGAAGCGATGGCCGATGCAGAGCTGGCCCTTGTGCGGGAAGCGGTACGCGGCAAAGAGCTCACCCTGCCTGTGGCGGTGGACGTGGAGGAAAACAAGCTCAAACCCATGAGCACCCTCGACCTCACCAACCTCACCGCCTATGCGCTGGAGCAGGTGGAAAAGATGGGCTTTTACGCCCAACTGTACACCTATACGGGCTACAGCTATGAGCTGGACATGGGTCGTCTGGCAAACCGCTGGGACGTCTGGCTGGCAGACTACACGGGCAAGGCTCCCGCCGTCGGCTACCACTACAACGCCCACCAGCACACCAGCAAGGGCAGCGTGCCGGGCATTACGGGAAATGTAGACCTCAACGTGACCACCCGCAACTATCTGAAGATCATCAAGACAAAGGGCCTGACGCGGCTCAGGGAGGGGTAAATGGAGATCCTTTCTGCATTTGAAGCATGGTGGGCCCCCGTCGCCATCGTCTTTGGTGTGCTGGCATCTCTGGACAAGGCTTTTGACCTGTACAAGAAGTACAAAGGGCTGATACAGGCCCCCGACGATGCACAGGACAAGCGACTTGATGAGCTGGACAGGCGCGTGGGAGTGCTTGAGACGGGCTACTCTAACCACTCTGCCGCTCTGAGCCGCGATCTGGAGCATTTTGGGGCGCTGGAAAACGCCATCACCATCCTTTTGCGCTCCAACCGCGCCGTTTTAGGCGCTCAGTTGTCAGGTGATAATATCAAAGCAATGGAACAGAGTGCGGAGGAAATCGACAAGTTTTTGTATGAGAGGAGAGAAAACGCATGGACGCAGCAGCAAAAATCCTGAGCGCCGTCCCGGGCCCGGTGGCCCTGGCTCTGATGCTGGGCGGCTTTATCTTCTACGCCCTGGGCTGCATCCGGCTGGGATATGGTGCGGCGGTCAAGCCCACCGTGCTCCAGCTCATCGAGCAGGCAGAAAAGGACATCCAGGGCACCAAAAAAGGCGCGGAGCGCAAAGCCTGGGTGGCTCAGATGCTCCGCGCGGCCCTGGCTTCAAGCAAGTACGGAAAATTCATCTCGTGGGCCATCACCGATGAGACCATCGGGGTGATCATCCAATTTTTCTTTGATCGAGTCAAAGAAACGCTTAGTAAAGAGTAAAGGAGTATATCATGGCAAGCACTACATACCGCCATCCCGGTGACGTCACCGGGATGTTCGCCGCACAAGAGCAATTTCGTCACGTCACGAAAATGGTCTGCGCACGTCTTCGTGGCCTCACGAAAACATACCATCTCGGCAATGTCAACAAACTGGTGACGTTTTGTCACCAGTTTGCCGTGCTTGGCACTATGGTGCGCAACGCCGGACAGCTGCCGCAGCCTTTTTGGCTCGGTGCTGCCTGTGGCGGCGGCTCGTGTAGAGCTGCCCGCTGCGCTGCAAGGACTTGACCGACAGCAGATGACCGCCGCCATCAAAAACGCACCGCTTGGGAGGGTGGACCGTAAGATAGCCTTACTGCGGTACGTTGAGCGGCTTCCGCAGGCCGACATTGCAGCGCAGACACATTACAGCCGGACGGCGATAGGCTACCGGTTAAAATGCATTGAAAAAATGCTGGATGTGTGATATAATGCTCTTAAGACCTAAGTGTATGTAGGATGCATATTTGAAGCTGATTCTACAAACTCGACAAAGCGGCAGGCTATTCCAGAGTCTGCCGCTTTTCTTTTTGCACGATTTGTGGTATAATAATCTCAACAAATCCACCCGGCCTCTCGAAGAAGCACATTAGGGTGGATATCTGAACCCGTTAAGCCTCTCAACGATGCGTATCATGGCGGGTCTTTTAGTTGATACAGTCTCCTGCCCGCCTACTTGCAGTGCGTACCATGCGGGAGACGCATAAAACCCCCGGTGTTCCGTTTGGAGCATCGGGGGCTTGTTTTACAGAAGCTTGTAATGCTCTGCCAGCAAAAAGCGGATGTATACAGGGCACTCTCTTGTCTCACCGCACCAGCCTTGCAGTGTACGATAAGGAACCCCGGCCATCTTGGCAAAGGCCGTCTTCATGAGGCCTGTCTCTTCCACCATCTCTTTAAAAGGCATGTGGGCGATTTTCCAAATATTTTCAAGCTTAGTCTTTTGGGCATCCAGATCAACGCACCCAGAGGCATCGTCCTCCACGCTGAGGGTGACGTTGTTCAAAAAAACTTCTTTGGAAGTATCTGGGTTGGACGCCATAACAAATAATTCTGCCGTATTATACATTTTATGATTTTCCTTTCTGCAAAATAATTAAAATTCCTCTTCAGGAAGCGGGCCCAATTTTTCTGCCAAGTCAACATTCCAAGCCTGATGACAAGAAACTTTTTTGCAAGTAGCCTGGAAAGCAGAAAGCAATTCGTGCTCAGCAGGGTTTTTGATTGCGATATAATCGTTAAACTCGTTTTTGCTCATTAAACCTTTTTTATAAAAAGCTTTGCGAACTTCTTCGCTTTCATCCCGCAAAGCGCTAAAAGCTTTTCTTACCAGATTGTAGCGCTTGCCAAGATTTTTCTCGTTCATAAGATAATCGTACTTGCCAGAAGCTACGATCTTTTTGGAGATCTCAGATTTAACGTAATCTCTTTTTGCCATTTTCCAAGCAAAGCTCAGCGCCTCAGAAAAAGAAATCCGATAAATACCACCAAGCTTGTTTAAACGCATGTGCTTCCATGCATTATTCATGATTTTTTTCATGTCATACTTTTTCATTTTGCTTTCCTCCATTGCTTGGTGTCTTTCACTGTCTATATTATATGCTCATTGAGCGTATTTGTCAAGGTTTTTTGCAAAATTTTATGCTCAATGAGTGTATTTCTTTGTGCCTGTGCGGCCCCGCTGCCGGACATTGCAGCACAGGTTTACTACTGCCGCCAGTCGGTTTCGGCCCGGATGGACGGCATTGCAAAAGTTTTTGAGTAAAGCAACCCCCGGTGTTCCGTTTGGAACATCGGGGGTTTTATTGTTTATGCGCAAAATTCTTTCTGCATTGCTGCGCCCATTGCCTGCATGAGGATTGGATTTTGCTTTAAGGTGTCGTTCAGCACCTTCATAACGACCACCTGCTTTTCTTCTTTGGAGAGGTTCTCGAACTCATCACCAAACATCTTTTTGCAAACCAGAAGTGCACCCTTCAGAAAGTCCATCGTTTCCATTCTTATTTCCTCCATTGTTTTGTTTCCCTTGCTGTGATTATAGTATAGCACTATTTACAGTGCATGTAAATTGACATTTTTGACAATGTTTATAGTGTCATCTTGTGCATATTTGGCATTGTAAACAGTGCCGTTTTGTGTTATACTATAGCAAATGAAACAGGGGGTGTTTTTTATGATTTCAGAAAAGAAAAAGGCATCCAATGCCAAATGGGACAAGGAAAACATGACAAGCTTAGCCTGCCGCGTAAAAAAGGACTACGCGGAAAAGTTTAAGGCAGCGTGCGCAGAGGCTGGCACAACTCCGAATGCTGTATTAAAGCAGGCAGTCGAAGAGTTTTTGCAGGCGCATACAAAATAACAGCTCAAACCCAAGCGCTCATGCGGCTTTGTGCCGTGCGGGCGCTTTTCTTTTTTGGCACTCGTTTGGCATTCGTTGTCCTTCGCTTTTTGCCAATGCGGTACACTGAATGCACAAGGAGGGATGAACCATGAGCTATTATCCGACACCCGGAGCGCCCTATGTTCCGCAGCAGCCTGTCAATCCTTACGGCGGCATGGGAACGGTAGGCCTTGCCACTCCCCTGCCCAACACGCAGATGCAACAGACACAACCGCAGCGTCCTCAGCCAATGAATGGGCAGCAGCCTGTTCAGCAATCGGTACAGGACGGCGGTTGGTTGCTGGGCAGACCTGTTTCTAGTAGGGAGGAATTTTTGGCAATACCGTCTGACCTGTACGGCAGACCGACCTACTGCCCCGACCTGCGCAGCGGAGTGATCTACTGCAAGCGGCTGAACCCTGACACCTGCGAATCCTATGTGCAGGAGTTTTACAGCCCGGAAGCGTGGCGGCAGATACAGGCACAACAGGCACAGCAAACCGCCGCACCGACACAGCAGTATGTGCCCATTGAAGAGTATAACACCCTCGTCCACAGGCTGGATGAACTGGAAAAGTGGCAGAAGAGTTTTTCTAAGCCCGCTGCCACAGCGAAGAAAGGAGAATAAAAATGCCCTCCCCGTTTGATACGATTACTCACAGCCCTATCATGCAGCTTGCAAACCTTGCTCGTGCCGGGCAGAACCCGATGGGGCTTATCCAGCAGTTGAGCGGGCAGAACGCACCCATTATGCAGGGCTTGAACCTGATTCAGGGCAAAAACGAAGCACAGCTCAGGACAATGGCGCAGAACCTCGCCAAAGAGCGCGGCATCGACCTGAACCAGCTGGCAAGCGTCCTGAACCTGACGCTGCCCAAATAACGGTGGTTTGTATGGAAGAATCAAAATCTGTTTCCCCTGAAGAAAATATTGA